GCAAACTTCCCAAGACCTAGGGGATTTTTGCATATCAAACCTGCTACGGCTTTGATTAACCGTGCGGGTCCGCCACCAGCATCAGGAAGTTCCGTCACCTGTGGGAGATTGGTGTAACGCAGTTCGAGGAGGTCCATATCAAGGACATAACCACGGAAGGCGTTTTGATTGAACAGAGTTGGATGCAAGCGGAGTGAACCGAAGTCACCTTCAAACATATCAACAGAGGAAGTGATAGTCGAGCTAAACGCATCACGTTGAAGTGTGCGAATGCTTGCATAAGAATCAGTTCCCGAAGCAGTAGCAGTGTAAAGCAGATTGCTGAAAGCACGCTTCAGAGTTGGACCAACAACAGTGTCATAGGTCTTCATCTGTCCGGTCTGACCATAGATGCTAGTAAGAACACCTTGAGCGTCAGTTTCAGCGAATGAACCTGTTACAGTGGTGTTGATGCTTGCGGTTGGTGTCAGGTAATTGGTATCAATTGGAGCAACAGTGCCTGCGGCGTTGGCAATCCAAACACCAAGAGCTTTTGTTTTATAAGCAACAGTTCCATTATCAACCACTGCGGCGTTGTCGCTACAGATGGTCAGCTCCATATCCCTTTTGATGGTTTTTATCCCCTTCGCAACCATCCCTGAAAGTTCATCGCGCAGACCAGCAACAATGGAAACGTCCACCGAAAGAGGAGAAACGCGGATTGCACGTTGGAAAACCTGAATGTAGTTAGTCAGTTTTGCACGACCTGCATTGAGATTGTCATAGCCAAGACCACCAGAACCACCAACGGTGACATCTGATCCGTCAAGAGTACCTGTGCTAACGGCAGTTGGCATGTTATCAACCTGCCATTGGAGGAGTGTATTTCCTGGCTTGTTGCCTTTAGGGATCATCGACGTTACAGGAGTATCTTTTGCGTCAACGAGTGAGATGTAATCAGCGAGGTCTTCGCGTTTACCGATCTGATCTTTTTCAAATAGTGCAGCCATAATAGTATTTTCTTGAGTTTGTTAGGTTAAAGGAATCTCTCAGCAATGAGTGCTTTGAGGGCATCCTTATCGTTTGGGTTTTTCCTGAATGCTTCCTCAGTGGAGCGAGCCTTCATTGACTTTGAAGTTTGAACAGGTGCAGATGCTGTCTGCTTCGGATTTGATGGAGCTTTCTTAATAGCAGTTGTTGGCTTGACCTTAGATTCCCGAATCCTTTTACCTTCGATCATGTCTCCAATGGAGAGCTTGAAATCAGGGAACTTTTGGATCTCTGGGAACTCACGAATCAAAGCATTTGCATACTGATACTCGGAGCTTGCACGCTGTTTCCAGAACGGATAATTCTTCTCAGCTTCTACATCGAACTGCTTTCGCGTTTGAATGTAATTCATCTGAGCAGGCAAATGTTCTTCGAGTGCATCAACAGCGTTGAGCTTGATCTTACGGATATCGTCCGCAGAGTATTCAATCTCTTGACCATCTTTGCCAGCTACAACAGCACCATCAGGATTCTCTTCAGCCCACCGTCTAACCTGCCTTGCATTTCGGATCTCCGCATGAACATCAGTATCGCTTTGCAGCTTGAAGTATGGGTTCAATCCTTCGCCAGTTGCTACGATCTCCCTCTCAGGATTAGCAGCGCGTGTCTCTGTATCGGCTAGTTTTTCAGTGAGAGCATTTAGCTTTGCCTCGGCATCCTTCTTCTGAGCGACTAATTTGTCGATCCGCTTTTGGACTCCTTTGGAAAGTTGCTTGTCCTGTTTATCTTCATCGTCAGCTTTAGACTCGTCTGCTTCGTCAGCATTATCGTCTTCAACGTTAGATTCAGTTTCAGATTCCTCTGATTCAGTCTCATCCTCTGCGATTTCCTCGCTAGATTCTGATTCCTCTTCTTCGGCGTCTGTCTCAGTTCCAGCCTGAGTCTGCTGCTCTTCTGGGTCAGCGAAGAGTGTCTGTCTAAGCAGGGAAGTCAGACCTTCAGTGTCTAACGATTTGCTTGGCAACGTGGTTTTGGTAGGTTCACTAACCGTTTCTGGTGATGTAGGCATAAGCAAGAGGTTTAAAGACCGTCTAGAGGTCAGACTAACAAACAGAGCTTGAGAAACTCAGGAACATTCAAATTCTAAACTCACTTTATTCAGCGTCAAGGGTCGCTAAACTCCAACTCAGTCTCAGAACGTGTCGAATAGTCTTCAATAATAGCACGCAGATCAATCAGAGCGGCGACTTGTCCTGCATAATATGCACGGTCTTCACCTTTATTGACCACATCCAGAACTCCAGACAGTGCGGAGTTATGCTCACTCTGAATAACAGCGTAGAGGGCATCCCAGAACGCTTTTGTGCCTAGTTTGAGCGTAAATGCTTCGATGACTTTGATTTCTTCCATATTACATCTGTGGAGGTTGTTGCTGTGCCATCTGATCACCGATTGGAGTAACTCCAGTGCGTCCAATTTGAGCATTCTGCTGCTGCATTACGCTCATCTGCATGTTCTTAACGTAGTTCTGCATCAAAGTCTGGAAGACAGGATCTTGCTGTGCCGCTGCCTGCGCTTTTGGATTCTTGGAGATAATGTCCTGAACGTATTGCATACGGGTTTCAGCAGTAGGGTCGTTCTCTTTATACATCGGCTCGTTGCCTAACATCATCATGCCAATGTCAGACTGCACCTCGCGGAACATCTTCTCAGATGCGCTTGAGTTGTCCATGATCAAGTCACGGGCAGACTCTGGTGCAACCGCTTCGATGATCATCTGGATGAGCTTGTTACGGTTAAGCACTCCACCTGAATCGAGAGGAACGACAAACGATGAGATAGCCTGTAGCTTCTTCGCAACAAGGTCGTTATCCAGAGACTGGATGTTGAAACGCACCATGAAGTCAAAACTACTAGCAATGTCGCTCACGTTGCTAGGAAGCTGGAATCCTGTAATGCGCTGGATCTCTTCAGGTGGCATATATTGCAGGCACAAACTGAACATCTGGTTATAGATCTTAGACCAACTGCAAAGCCAGCGATTAACCAACTGCTGTTGCATGAGTTGCGTCTTGATCGGCACTACTGAAGCGCGGTTTAGACCAAAGTAATTGGCGTGATTATTCTCGACACGTTCAATCAGGTTGAATGCAGTCGTAGGAGCACGGTTAGGAGACTCCAACCAAGAGTAATCATCTGGACGAGTGACAGGAAGCTGAACACCTGGGCCAATCTTGTTGATCTGACCGATACGCTTTACCACTTTCATCGGTGGCAACGTCTCAAATGCTGTGCGGTCACGAATCGAGTCGTGTTGAGCTTTGATTTCGTCCTGATCTGTGATGGTTAGTTCTGGAATACCTCGGCTTTCAGTGATCGGACAACGAACAACTTCGCGCCTGAACTCGATAAACGGATACTCACCATGAGCATAGTCTAACAACTCATGTTTGGCATACAAGTCCTGCTCCACAAGCGGAGAGAACACCGTGCAATAAATTGCAGCAATGCCGTCCTTGTCGATCTGGCGTGTGTAAGCGTAGCAGATCTCAATCAGGTTGTCTTGGCGGATGATCGGAGATGCACCCAGAGCAGTGATCGTGTCCAGTGGGTTAGTATACCAAGACTGCTTGCCTGCTGTCTCAACGGCCTGATCAATAAAGCCTTCATCCCACTCTTCTTCTTTAACCTTGGAGCGTAGATCAACCTCGTTCATATAGATGCGACGAAAGATGACACGCGCAGATTGCAAATCCATCGTCTCAGGTGGTAGTGCAATCTCTTCAAATGGCTTGAGAGCAGTGACACAAGGTAGATTCTTGCTGATGTAAGTCTCATACATTTCACCTTCACCAGTCTCACGAAGTTGCTTCACAAACTTCTTGATGTCGCCTAACTTAAAGTCTGGAAGGTTCATCGAAATCAACTGTGCAGCTTGATCTGCTGCTTCAGGATTCATAATCAAGTCAGGAAGCTGAGAGAGTGCTGATTCTGGTCCTGCCTGCTGTGAAAGTGCAGCAATCTCGTCCATGCTGATCTTTTGCAGACGTTTGGAGAACTCCTGATCCCATCCAACGTGATAGATCATCCAGCCGTAGTGAAGACCATACTGTGAACCTAGCTCAACCTCACGGGAGATTTCAGCCCGTAGCTTTTGCTGCGTGATCCAGTTCATCAGTGTGCTGGCAGCACTTGCCATTGCCATGTCGTTGAACTCGGTAGCCTGCACGCCTAACTGCGAACGCTCAAACGAGGTCGTTAGAAGGCAAGAAAGCTCATTGATAGTCGAATCAGCCAGTCTATTCCTAACATCAGACGCGCCTTCAAATGGAAACGCTTGTCGATTGTTAGGCAGGTTCTCAGAATGCTTTTTACCATCGTCGGATTGTCCAGCCCATCGGCAGAATCGAATGTCATCGGCAGCGTTAAGCCTTTCTACGTTAGCGGTTGTGTAGAGTGAACGTGTTAGCTCTTTCGAGAGTTCAAGAACGTCTGGCGTTTCAGAATAGAAAGCTAGTTTGTCGCTGCTGTTTGATTTCTTCATATTAATAAGAGCCTATTTCGCCTTGAGGTTGGTAGCTTTGACTGTTTTGATGGGTCGGATTCATCACCGCTAGATAGCGTAGAACGTCAACGGGATCTTTAGTTGCTCCCTTGTCTCCGTCTGCGCCTGTCCACTCTCGGAGTGAGTAAATGATGTTTTTGCACGTTTCACTGACGTAAAGGTTAGGCTCATTGTGAATGGCAAGCAAGGGTTCGTCCTTGTTCCATGCTAACCAGTTGTTAATAATGCTAACACCTTCCTCGATTCGGAGTCCAGCAGCAGGAGTGAACCACATTGGGTCGGGATCTTCGGCTAGGAGATCAGTTAGACTGGTTCCTCCGTCCTTCCCAATCGCTTGAGTTCCACCTGCACGCGGGTCAATAAACCTGTCAGCGATCTCTTCCTTACCTTCTAACTCTTCGATAAGTGCTTTATAGTCGTTGATGCCTCTACCAGCACCGTTTCTCTGTGCTGCGCCTGCTTTACCGTCTGATTTATCACTTGGAATCGCCCATTCACCTAGATCAATGCCAGGCCACTCTCGATAAATGAACTTTCTGCCATGCTCATCGACTCTGAGCCAGAGCATAAACCAGTTACGAGCACCAGCAGGGTCCATTGCCATGAAGTTAGTGCCTTTAGTCGGTATCTGATCGTCTGGAATCACGTTCCAGTTGCCAAACTTGGGAAACTGAGAGCCAGAAAGACTCTCTGCCCAACCATAAGCACGAATCTTGATCTCGTAATTGGTTCGTCCATGTAACGCTCGTTTAATCTCGGAGAATGGAGAGTAAACATTGAGTTCAGAATGGAACCAAATCGCTCGATTACTCGGATTGTGGCAGGTAGCTTGGAACGGCATCATCCCACGTTCACCACCAGGAAGGTTGATGGAGTCCTTGAGCAGTGAAGCTGGGAGCCATTTCGTAATCATCGCTCCTGCAATGTATTCTTTAACCACCGAAGTGTAGCCAGAGATGGGAGTAAAGGTCAGAATCATCTTACCTCGTCTCGTCGCCGTTCGGTAACGTAACGTCTTGATCCAGTCAGCGGTGATTTCTTCGTCAATCCAGATCAAATCAACTTCACCACCTTCGATGACCTTAATGTCTTGAGACTGATTCAAGAACCAGCACTGGCTTTTGTTGGGCAGAACGAAGGTATTATCAGAGAAGCCGTTCTTTTGCGTAAATGCAACGTTGGTGATCTTGGTTTTGCGAGCAGTCTTGAACTCAGCAGGCAGGTATTTATAGACCACTGGCTGCTGCATCTGCACGCTGCTCATGTTGGTCGTATGGATGCACCAGACTCGTTTACCTGGGTTCTGACTCAGGTATTGAGCCACTCGTTTGGCTGCATACTCAGTCTTAGACGCACGGTTCCCACCGAAGATCATGAGTTCTGAGATGGAAGGATCTGACAACAGACTGTCAGCAATCTTCCAGTGATCTGGCTCGTAGCCGTGCCTGTAAGGGTCCATTGTCTCTGCGAGAATCTTGTCCTCACGCAGTTGGAGAAGTTCACAAGCTCGATCAATGCCCTTGTTTTTGATGATGTTCGCTATTGTCTCCGCACTAGGAGCGACCATGATCGGATGTGGAGTAGGCGTGTATTTGCCTAGCGTTTCCTTGGATACTTCGTTGATGAACATGGTTACTTACTTCCGATGGGAAGTTGGGAACTAAATTCTTTAGCAAGCCCAGCGTTTGCGTGCCGCTTTGCCTCGTTCTCCAGTCCAGCCTTCACTACGAGCACAGAAACTAGCCTTGCGTCCCTTTTCTGCCTCAGTCTTAGGTTTGGGAGCTGGAGCCTTCAGGTTTGATCCTGTGGCTGCGTTGTAGCGAGCGCGTCCAGTTGCGGACATTCCGCCACCCTCGGCTACACTGAGATAGTTTCGGCCTTTACCCTTGGTTGTTTTAGCAATAACTGCTTTTTTAGTTGGCATACTAGTTTAACTTTGCTTCGTCAGACCTAACGCACGCACAATTTAGCTTCTCAAGAACTTTTTCCGCGAAATCTTGATCCAGTCCAAAGTCACTAATGTAGTCGAGGAACTCAGGATAGAACTCTTCGATAAACAAAGCCATGGCATCCAGTTCTTTGATGTTGAATCTGTTTGGATCAGTCGCTTTCATTTTTGAGAAAGTAAGGCATGAATAAAGGCTAGCAAGAGTGAGATTTGTTATGTAGATGTAGTATGTAGAATCTAGATATAGATTTAGTTCGGCGGACTGATTGAGTCGATAAGCACCCGTCCGTCTGGATGTAGGTATGCGACGACTTGCGCGCCGGTTAGCTCATCGTGGCGCACACACCGCATTGCCTCGTCCCTGAAAACCGCAGC